CGACCCTATTGCGCCAGGGGAATTTAAAGAAGTAGAAGCAACAGGCATGGACTTGTCTAAGTCTATTATCCCACTACCATTTAAAGAACCATCGCAGACCCTGTTTAACATGCTTACCTTTGTAACGCAGACAGGTCAGAAGTTTGCTGACAGCACCGAACAAGTAATCGCAGACAGCGGAGGCTATGGTCCCGTTGGAACAACCTTGGCATTGTTAGAAGCTTCAAGTAAGTTCTTCTCTTCAATTCATAAGAGACTACACAAGGCACAGGGAGACGAGTTTAAAATCTTGGCTCGTATTGACTACGAGTATCTGCCGCCTGAATATCCTTATGACCTTCCTGGAGTTTCCGAAAAGATTCTTAAGAAAGACTTTGATGGCCGTGTAGATATTGTACCAGTGTCTGACCCTAACATTCCTTCGAATGCTCAGCGCATGATGCTTATTCAAATGGTACAGAATATTGCTCAACAATCAGAGCCAGGTATGTTTGACATGGAAGCTATTAACCGTATGCTTCTAACAACAGCTAATGTCCCCGACATTGATACACTGATGCCTCGCAAAGACGAGGCACAACCTCAAGACCCAATGACTGATATCTTGGCTGTGTCTCAGAACAAACCAATTCAAGCCTTTATAGGTCAGAACCACGATGCACATATTTCGTTCAAGGGAGCTTTCTTACAAGACCCAGGCAATCAACAGAATCCATTCTTTAATCAGATTGCTGCAGCCCTACAAGCTAACATCTCTGAACACATGCTTCTGAAGTATAAAGGACAGATTGATGGCCTGTCTATGCAGGCGGCTCAGAATCCACAGATAGCTGCTCAACTTTCTCAGATGCCTAATCCAGAAGAAATGGCAAACGCACAGGCTGCCCAGCAAATCATGCAGACAAACATGCAGATGGCTCAGGGAGGTGGCATGTCTCCTGAACAACAGATGCTTCAGATTGAAACACAGAAGCTACAAGTTGAACAACAAAAAAATCAAACCCAAGCCGCTAAGGCTCAGGTGGATGCTTCACTTAAGCAACGTGACCTTGACCTGAAAGAGCAAAAGATTGTTATTGATGCTCAAGAGGCAGGGATGCAGTCTAACATGAAAGCATATCAAAAGGAAGAAGACCGTAATTCTAAAAGAGCTTTAAAGGCTATGGACGTTCTGGCTGACTTAATTAAAACACAAGAAGCCAACGGCATTAAAGAAGTACAGCTTACTACTGATATGTTGAAGGCTATTATGAAGAGTGAGCAAGGTAACTAATTTTGTTATACGAAGAATTAATTAAAGAACTTCAAAAAGAAATTGAAGGATTGAAAAATTCGCTTGCATATGGGACAGCTTCAGACTATCCTATGTATAAGGAGGTGGTAGGTAATATTGCAGGGATTGAGAAATCAATTGGTATTATTAAAGACTATCTAACTAAATACATAGAAGAGGACTAGACTAATGCAAGCAGCATCTAATGCTATTAAAAATGACGAGTGGATTACAAATGACGATGTGCCTGACCCAACACCATTACCAGAAGTGCCAGGATACACTGTACTTGTCCGCCCTATCTCTGTTAAAGAGAAGACAAAGGGAGGTATTATTCTTCCTGACTCAACCAAATCGGATATGGCTTATCTTACAACAGTTGGCCGTGTACTTAAGGTAGGAAGCGCCGCCTATCAAGACAGCAAGTTTGGCGACACTCCTTGGTGTAAAGAAGGAGACTACGTGTGTTATGGTAAACACGCTGGGAATAAATTTCTATACAAAGGTGTACAGCTGCTTCTTATTTTTGACGACGATGTCAAAATGGTAGTTGAAAGCCCAAAAGATTTAGACCCTACATTTAACCTATCAAATTAATTTAGCGTGTTGCTATTGTGACACGGTAGCTTATACTATATAATATACTACATCAGCGTTATTCGTCTAAGTTCGCTGAGGACGTTAAACAGGAGAAATACAAATGGCAGAGACTGAATGGTCTACTATTACACCTGAACAAGGTGAATCCCCCGATAAAATTGAAATTGAAATTGAAGGCGCAGAAGAAGAAGTTGTATCTGCTGCACCAGAAGTAGAAGTTGAGAAGCAGGAAGAACCTGCTCCAACTGCAGAAGTAGAAGCTGAAGAAGCTACCGCCTCCGAAGAAGTGGAAGAGGAAGCACCAGCCAAAGAAGCAGAAACATCAGGCGCACAGAAGCGTATCCGTCAGCTGGTAAAACAGAAGAAGGAACGTGAAGCTCAGATTGAAGAACTGCTCCAAGCTCAGAAAGACATGCAGGTTAAACTGCAGCAGCGTGAAGAAGAATACGGTACTCTTCTAAACACAAACGTAGAATCTAATGAGCGTCAAGTTGCCGAAAGAATTGAACTTGCTAAGAGTGCCTATAAAGAAGCACTGGACAGCGGGGAATCAGATAGAATCTTACAGGCGCAAGAATCACTTACTAATGCGCAGCAAGACAGCTACAATATTAAAACCTTTAAACAAGAGGCTGAATCTTTTAAGCCTGTTAACTTTGAGGAACAAGAGCAAGAGCTACCCGTTAATAAGGCTGCTGATAGAAAAGCACAGCATTGGGTAACAGAAAATGACTGGTTTAATAAAGACCGTGTCTTAACTGCTGCTGCTCTTGAGATTGATGCAGAGGTACAAAGTGAAGGCTTTGACCCTGCTGATGACGATTATTACGAGGAAATTAACCGCCGTATGGCAGATACTTTCCCTAACAAATTCGGAACAACTACAGAAGAAGTAGCTGCCGATAAACCACGTACGAAGCCCACGTCAACGGCTTCTCAAGTAGTAGCTGGAGCCTCGCACACTTCAGCATCCCCGTCTAACAAGAAAGTTAAACTCTCTCAAGAAGACGTACGACTCGCACAAAAGTGGGGAATTACACTTGAACAGTATGCCGCCGAAAAGCTGAAAGTAGAATCAGCTGGTGATGGTGAATATACAACAATTAACAGATAGCTGCGAAAGGATACATATACTTATGGCACGAAATACCACACGTGAATCCCAGTCTCGTGAACTGGAAACAAGAGAAACAGAAGACTACGAATATGTCGAACCGAACCTTTTAGATATTCCACAGTTTGTTAACAATAGATTTGACGAACAAGGAATGAAACTACGTTGGATACGCATCTCCCTTAAAGGTAAAGACGATTATACAAATGTTGGTAAGCGATTAGCTGAAGGCTGGGAGTTTGTTTCTCTCGACGAAGTACCTGAACTAGGCCACACCTCTATGGTTAGAGATGAAGGTCGTTACAGCGGTACTGTTTGCCGTGGGGACTTGGCTCTTGCCAAAATGCCCATCAAACGTGCAGAAGCACGGCAACGTCATTTTGAAGGGGCATCTGCCGAGATGGTGGACGCTGTTAACTCGCAACTTGAAAACGCAAGTGACAAAAAAATGCCTGTTCGAAACTCTAGTAAAACAAACGTAACCAGAGGACGTACACCCTCTTTTGATTAAGAACAAGGTGCTACAGAGTCTGGCTACATGATTCACAACTTAGGAGATTAATAAAATGACTACTAAACTAATTACTGGTATCACTCCTTCCCGTGTTCGTGGTAACTCGCCTCAGAGCAGTGGTGCAACTTCGTACCCAATCGCTTCTGGTGCTGGTGCAATGTATACAGGTACTCCTGTACGCTTGTCCGGCGGCTCACTAGTTCCACTCGTTACTTCGACTGAAATGCCTATTGGTACATTCCAAGGCTGCAGTTACGTAGCAGACGGGGAGCAATACTTTAAACCTTACTACTCTGGCGTATCGGCTTCCGATATTGTCGGTTTGGTAAACGACGACCCAAGTCAAACCTATATCATTAGCTCGGACACAACCGTTGCTGCTGGTATCGTTGGTAAAAACGTAGCAGCTTCGAACATTGCTGCTGGTTCTGCCTTTACTGGTCGTTCCACAATCACGGCTCTAACCACTGCAGGTAGTGTCGGAACTTCGGCTGCTGGCCTGTTCCGTGTTATCGGCGTTGTCGATGAGCCAGGTAACGCTGTTGGCGACCCATATACTCGTTTGGAAGTCCAAATGGGTGCTGTTAGCCAACAGAACTTCATTAACGTACTGGTAACAACACCAGTTACGGTAACCAACTAAGGGAGATAATTAGAAATGGCTATTAATAGAGGAAGTATTTCCAAAGAGCTGCTCCCAGGTCTGAACGCTGTATTTGGCGTTGAGTATGGAGAAGTATCCGATGAACACGCACCGTTGTTTGATGTTGAAAATTCAGACCGTGCATTTGAAGAAGAAGTTCTCTTCACAGGCTTCGGCTCGGCACCTGTAAAAGGTGAAGGCGCTGCTGTATCGTATGACGATGCCCAAGAAAGCTACACTGCTCGTTACACACACGAGACTGTTGCTCTTGGCTTTGCCATCACAGAAGAAGCAATGGAAGATAACTTGTATGATACGTTTGCTAAACTACGTGCCAAAGGTCTGGCCCGTGCAATGGCAAACACCAAACAGGTAAAAGCTGCTGATGTATTCAACAACGGCTTTAACGCTGCTTATGCAGGTGGTGACGGGGACGCATTGTTCTCGGCTTCGCACGCAACGATTGGCGATGGCGACCAAAGCAACTTGCTGGCCGCTGCTGACCTTTCGGAAGCATCGCTTGAGACTGCTTTGATTAGCATCTCGAAAATCAAAGATGACCGTGGTATCCTGATTGGTGCGCAAGCCGAAAGCCTGCACATTCCTTCGGACCTCGCATTCACTGCAGACCAGATTCTGAACTCTGCTTTGTCCACCACAATCGTTTCCGATTCGGGTGTAACAAATACGAATGACATCAACAGCATCCGTAACCAAGGACTTGTCCCTGGTGGGTTCTACGTGAACCGTCGCTTTACCGATACGAATGCTTTCTTCATCAAGACTGATTGCCCGAATGGTGCGAAAATGTTCGTACGTTCGCCGCTTCAGACTAAGATGGAACCAGACTTCGACACTGGTAACCTTCGCTTTAAAGCTCGTGAGCGTTATAGCTTTGGTTGGTCAGACTGGAGAGGTTTCTTCGGTAACGCTGGTGCCTAGTCACTAGTCTACTGATAGACTAAAAAATAGAAGGGCGTGGGAGTTGTATCCTGCGCCCTTTTTTAGTATAATAGGCACATCGAAGTTTATTATACAGGAGCAAATCATGTCGGCAAATCTTAGGGTAGCATATGTTACTTGTAATACTACACTGGTTAATACCGCTGTAGACACAGTTAGCGGTGTAGCGCTAAAAGGCACACGCATTAGAGGCGTCCATGCACAGGGTGTAGGTGAGTTTACTATCACTGGCACATCCGTAGATGCTTTTGGAAACTCAAATGGCGGTATCATTAAATTTACCAATACAACTAGTTCAGATGTAACAGAAGCTTACCTTACAGACACAGGTGTCCGTATGGGTGGTACTGTTATTGTGCAATGTCCTACAGCAGGTTCAACGGTAACAATTTATTATGGCTAATTACACATACCTTGTAAACGATATTATTGAAGCGTCTGAGAATGATGGCACTGAATTTATTGCCTATATTCCTAAGATGGTTAATCGTGTCGAAGATAGAATGATAAAAGCCCTAGATGACTACGGGCTTGTAACTGTTACGTCAGTTGCCCTTTCTGCAGGTAAAAATACATTTGAACTACCTACAGGAGCAAAGGTTATTAAGAATATTCACCTTAAAGACGCAGGCACTAAGATTGCTTTGCTTCAAAGAACAGACGAATTTATTAATGATTACTGGCCTGTAAGCGCCAGCACGGGAACGCCTAAGTATTATGCCAGAAAAACCAACAGTAAGATTCTTTTTGCTCCTACTGCAAGCGCTACTTATGGCGGCTCTATTGTATACACAGTTAAGCCGCCTGCTTTAACCAGCGCTAATCAAAATAACTATTTCTCAGACGAATGCTATGATGCTTTATTTTATGGCTGCATGGTTGAGGCCACAAACTTTATGAAAAACTTTTCTGTTACTCCTGTGTATCAAGAACAACATAAAAATGCAATGGACTTACTGAGAAACCAAGCTAGAAGAACACGCCGTGA